ATGCGTTTGAAGTTGAGCCCATCATACATTTGCCTACGATCCTTCGTCCTAGTCTTAATGTAGTTTTTGTAACTCTCCAGTTGTTTAATATATTATCAGGTCTTTCCCATTTACCGCTTTCATCATGTGCTAATATCTTTAGTTTTTCACCATCATAAGAGTTGTCTCCAGTATTTTTCCAATCGATAGTAGTATCAAGTCCTTGTAATTCTTTTAATTGTTCATTTGTTTCTAGTTTTCGTCTAGTAAGTTTTGAAGCTGGTACTCTATATGCTAGTTCGGTCTTAGGACGATCCATACCATCTTGGATCGGTTTGAAGAAAAACGGATAGTTAACGGATATTGGGACAACTTTATCTGTGAACATTTTTTTAGCATCTGCTCCAGTTTTAGAAAGGATGCCGAATCGGGCATCTGAAGATATTGTGGCTTGGTTGACAAGTTCAGCTGAGGACATAAAAGAAAATCCACTCCGTCTGTTTTTAAGATAGCACATTCCATAACATCTATTATCTGCCTTGCATGCTTCCCAAAATATGAAGAAGAGTCGATTTGACTCTCTGTAATCGGGAGCTCCCACGTCGATCTTTGACCATTGCAAGTACATATAGTGAGTACCTGTGATATAAGTAGGGATACCGTTATTATAAAACCAATACCCTTCATCTCTTCTTTTAAATTCTTCATCTATATAATCAAACCATTCTTCTTTAAAATCTGTTGGGTATTCATCCCAGTCAAATCTACTTTTTATTCTACTTAACGCTTTTGGGTACTCTTGCTGTTCCCAATACTGTTCCTTTTTATTTTCGCTTCGTTTAAACGGTTTGTCGATTGCTGGTAAAGCAATGCGAAGATTTTGTATTTCAATGATCTGTCCAATCTTACCTGTTTTACTTATAACTATAAAGTTATACTCATCATTATATCCATATTCCCATTTCTTGTATCTATTGTTTTTAGATAATATTTTAGGGTTTACATAATCTTTCAGCTCATGCCATAAAGTTTGATTGTAATTCATCTGCTTCTCCCTTCCGCAAACTTAAACACTCTTTCTTCCTTTTTCTCTTTTGGTTTTTCACTTAACTTTTCTTCTTCTTCTTGAATTCTAGTTAATATTTCAAAAGCATCAAATATAGCTAACTTTTTAGTAGCAGCAGCATTTTTCAATCTATCAGCAGAAACATCATCACCAGAATCTACAATAGCCTCTTTAGCTACTTTAATTAACTCTTCAACTGCTTTTTGCCCAGCTTGGATTATTTTCTTTTTCGTTTCCTTCGTGTTCATGCGTTACGGCTATATCATTAGATTTCATACAATAAAGGCGTTCGCCTTCTATAATAAACTCAAACTCTGAGTTAGGAGTAAATACTACAAGTGCCCCAGGTCTCAATCCTACAGCTTCTAAGAACTTATTAGAATATTTTAATATACCAAAGTATTCTTTTTCTTTTCTGTTGTAGATATCGTTTATTTCTTTTATTGGCTTTACAAAACAATAATTCAAATGACATTTATTATCATACATATATATTTGATCTAAACCACAGAAATATAGTTCATCTTTGAAAAAAGTAGATGAATTTTTTTCTCTACCTTTCATATCATAGTATCTTCTAAAAATATTATGATGAACATATATTTTATGTCCTGGTCTTATGTCAGTATCAAAAGCTGCAGGAGTAGAAACAACCACAGCTTTTTTACTAACAAACTTATGATCTTCTATACTAGTATTAACAATTAACTCTTTATCGTTTACTTGTATCTTATTACTATACCTTTCTTCATACGGTTTAATAATAAATTGATATAAACTTTTCATTAATATTTAAGATCAAATTCAACAGCTATAGCCATATTACTATTAAACTTTTTCCAAGGCAAGACCTCATTATTTTTTTTTATATAAATAGAGTATTCACCACTTTTTTCATTGTTTAATATATCACATATTGTGTGGCCGCCATAAACCTCTTGACCCACGGAATAATGCATTGCATCGTTTTTGTAATCAGAACCTATACTAATTTTTCTAATTATGCTAGACATTTTCCACCTCTTCTTTTTCTATCTCTGTATAAGAACCATCTTCTAAATTAATATTTACAGCTCCGTACTCTTCTTCTAGTTCTTTTTTCAAACTTTCTACATCCTGGTTTATCCCTGCCAAATCATGTAATAAAGCATGTTTTTGACTTTCTAAAACACCAATGTCATGTATTGTTGAATTTAAAGACTCTTGCTGTTTTTTTATTTTATTTAATTGTTCTTCTTTAATTTTCATTTGATTTAATTTAATTATATTTTATTTATTATTCTCCTGGTGGATCATCCGGTGTCCACGCTGAGGTTGCTAGCAAAGCTAAAGCTTCTTCGTGATTCAATGTATCAATTGGTACAACTGTACCATTAGTAATAAAACTAGGAGTTACTTGATAAGAAAGCATAGCTTGTGTATTAGCTATATTTCTTCTCATTGTTTGTGAACTCGTAGTATTTATCTGACTGAAATCGATTAACTTAGTCTGCGTATCTATATCTATCACTATATATGTTGTCATTTTTACTTATTTAAGGTACATTTGTTGATCGGCCTGAGTTTGCTGGGTTAGTTACACCATCTGCATAATCAGCCATATTAATACTGTATGAGTTGTTGATACTATTTTTCATATCACCTTTTAAATCTACTATTGTTAAGTTAGTTCCAGTTCCATTAGCTTCTGAACCAGGAGCATTACCTACTATATTTTCTTGAACCACATTTGCTCCAGTTCCATCATTACCGCTAATAACATCTCTTGCTACTAAAACAGATCCGTTAAAGTAAGTGTAAGATTGATCCATTGGATACCAAGCTACAGGTTGTATTCTAAAGTTACTTAAATCTTGCGGAACTCCATTGTTATATAGGTTTAAAATATCATCAGCATTTAATGCAGAGTCCCATATGGCTACATTTGATTGATCTCCAACATACTCAAGAGATGAAGCTTGAAAAGCTCCTATAGTTAAATCTCCACTTCCATAGGTTATACCTGTAGAACCAGAAGCAACCCCAGATGTTAAAGCTCCATCTACATATAAACTTACTGTTGTGCCGTCAAATGTTCCCACAATATGATGCCAAGTGTCATCCATTACAGTAGAAAGTCCTGTTGTAGCCCATCCTGTATCATTACCTTTCCGTAATGTAAAAGCTATTTTATTAGTAGTTGCTCCTGTATAAAAACCATACGCTGCTCCACTTCCTGTATAATATTTAGCTAGAAGATATCTATAATTACCAGCTTGAGTTCCCCCATTTAACCACATTGAAACAGTTATATTTTGAGGTTTTAAAACTGTTGCATCAGGAATGTCAAACGTATCTCCAGCACCGTCAAAGTAAACACTATAACTACTAAACGGTTGTTTCTTAGTTAAATTACTTGTAACTAAATTAGTGGTGTCCATACCTGAGCTTTCACCGTTTAATGCAGAAACGTTATTGTTAACTAAATTTTGTTCTGTCATTCCTGAACTTGTAGCTGCTTCTGTACTTACAAAAGTATTTACTTTAGTTGCTCCATTGTTAGTTCCATCATTGCTTCCTGCACTATCTTGAATACCTGTAGTTGTGTTGTTTAACTTCCACCAAGATACTGGTGAACTTGATATACTTGTTTCAGGTGTTCCATCATTATAAAGTGCTGCTACTGCTGAAGAATCTAAAACTGTGTTAAAAATAGATACATTAGATATTTTACCTGTAAATCTCCATCCAGCATTTCCTTGTAAAGTTCCTATAAAAGTTCCTAATGTATCTATTGTTGATATACCTGTACTTGAAAGTTGAAAACTCTCTAAATTACCTCCATCAACATAAGTTTTTAAGCCATCAGCATTAGCAGTTCCATCATAAGTAAAAACAATATGATGCCAATTACCATCTTGAACTTCTAAAGCGGTGCTTCTTAATTTATTATTTACAGTGCCATCAGTATTTTTAATTACTATTTGTATTTTATTTCCAGGTTCTAATAGTAAATTCCAACATCTATTTGAGTTTGCTTGATCTTCATTGACAATAGTTTGTATTCCTGTTGTAGAAGTATTTATCCAAGCACTTACGGTTATTGTATTGTTAATTCCAGTAGCTGAAGCGT